TCACCCGTATTGGGAGGAGTTGGTTCCCAGTGGAGAGTAGAGCATGATACCCTATAGAACGCATCACGGAGATTGGACGATCAGCATGTGGCACAGCGACAATGATACGTTGCTGCTGAAGATCGAACACGCCGACAGTGGAGACTACCTCACTTCCATCACAGGTGAGGTCAGGCTACGCCGTTGGTATATTGGAGAACAGTGTGCCGGGGGTTTGCACGCGACGCCGTTCAAGGTGGCGCAGCCATTCCCACAGAAGGCTGTAACTAAGGAGGCTTTGCTGGCTGAACAGGGTGCGGGTTGACGAAACCGGACGATTCGGACGGCCGTCCCCGTACAGATCGGACGGTCGCTGAGGAAATGTTACAAGAGTACGAGCCCGGTAAAGACATGGGGCAGGACTGGTATGTGCGACGTATCGCATATCTGATAGATCAGATCAGGGGATGTTTGCAGGTAACTCCCCCCGAACTGTGGCTGATCAAACGGTCACTGCTTCGGTTGATCGTATCCGATAACAACCAGTGGCTTGTCAACAAGGCGCAGGAACTGTTGGACCGGTTGATTGATGACCACCGATAATGTAAGGGAGTAGCCGTGGACATGGAAGTAGCCCACGACTTCGCCATCTTGTTTCGGGGTGGCAAGGTCGCCATGGACAATGAGGAGGGGTTCCGGCCGTGGCGTGACGACGAGGGCAAGTTCCAACCAGCGGATGACAAAGAGTTCGTCATCATCGTTGACGACCACTTGAACCGTGGCCCGTCCATAGGTGTGTACCCGTTGTTTGTGACGGAGGGCAACTTCTGGGTGTACTGGGGGTGCGTGGACTGGGATGAAGGCCGGGAGGATTCGTTTGTTCATGCCCGGAACGTGCGGGAGGTGTTGCGTCAACTGGAGGTGACGGCGTGGATTGAGCGGTCGCGGTCAAAGGGCTTCCACCTGTGGGTGTTCTTTGAGGGTGCGATGGCAGCCCGTACTGTGAGGGAGGGGTTGATCGGGGTGTGCAACGTGGTTGATGCTCCCATCACCGAAGTAAATCCTAAACAAGTTGAACTTTCGGCGCGTGGATGGGGGAACGGCGTTCGCCTGCCCTACGGAAAACTGCGCGAACCCGGTGGCTACAACGAAATGGTGAACCCCGACCTGACCCTCAACGTGACCCCCGTGGACACCTTTGTACGCGAGGCAATGCAAACACGGGTCACCGTTGACGCATGGAATGCCGTCACAGCCCTGTACAAGCCCCCTCAGCGTCCTGCTGGACCCACCGAGGGGGGTACCCCTTACAGCGGCATCCTGACGGGCAGAGCGGCCCGTATACGGGCAAGCGGAGTGTTGCCCCTTCCGGGGAAACCACAAGGGGACCGATCAGGCACCCTGTGGAAGTTGGCGTGCGCCATGGTTCGACAAGGCTATAGTGATGCCGCCATGATGAGCGAACTCCGATCCGCCGACATCGAATGGGGACGCAAGTACGCCGACCGCCCCGACACCGACGAGCGACTGGCCGACACTGTACAAAACTCCCGCAGGCTCGCCTAACCCATGGACACATACACGCTGGTAGTGGACAGGCGCCCCAAAGTAAAGGCACGCCCCCGACACACCAAAGGCGGCAAAGTCTTCACCCCCGCCAGCACCCTCCAAGAGGAAGACCACGTAGCCGCCGCGTGGAAAACCCAGATCGGCGAAACGATCAGCGGACCCGTAGAAATCACCGTCGTCTACACCCCCGAATCCACCATCCTGCACGTCACCACCTCCCCGCACGACGCCCGCACCCTCAGAGGAGACTTAGACAACTACGTCAAACTCACCCTTGATGCCCTAAACGGTGTAGCATGGATTGACGACGGACAAATCGTTCGCATCCACGCCGTCAAAGTAGACAAGGTTGAGTAATGTACGAGTTCGGAATCCCTCGCAGGATGCTGCAATGCGCCCAGCGCATGGGAGACGAACTCGGTGAGTTGAGTGACTCCATTCGGCGAGGAGAAGGCAACGTCTACGGGTTCCTCGGAGAACTCGTCTTCTCCAAGATCACAGGCGGCGACCAGAACAACACATACGAATGGGATGTGGTCATGTCCGACGGTCACACCGTGGACGTGAAAAGCAAATGCGTGACCACCGAACCACGACCCCACTACGAATGCTCCGTCGCTGCCAGAGGCACCCACCAGAACTGTGACTACTACGCCTTCGTACGCGTCCTCAAAGACTGCACCATGGCATGGTATCTCGGAGCCATGGGCAAACAAGAGTTCCTGCGACGTGCCACATTCATGGAAGCCGGAGTATGGAAAGACCCGGCCAACGGATGGTCACCCACCATCGACTGTTACAACATCGAAATCAGCGACCTGTACTTAGACAAGGAAGACCCGGCATCCTTGCCACCGCTCACATAATGTTGTACAATAGCAGCGGCGGTGCAGAGGCGAGAATACCCAATCGACCCGTCCCAATGGGACATGCAAGGGAGCAACCGATTACTTGGACGGTCGCGCCCAGCCACAGAACTAGAAGCACTCATGCAACTGGGTCCCCACCAAGAATCCGACCTGCTACCCCTCGACGCCACCGCCCTGCTCAAAGAGGTTGTCGGCGCAGCCATCGACCGACTCCCCGACGAAGACCGATGGATATTCAACCGCCTGTTCGTTGAACAACTATCGTTGAGAGTCACCGGGCGCATACTGGGCATCCCCAAAACCACACTGGCACGCAGACGCGACCGCATACGCCGCCATCTGATAGTAGAACTGTCAGAATCAGAGGTCGTGCGACGCTGGCTTATCGACGGCCTATGACTCCTGCGACTGCATACACTGCCGCAGCATCCCCATAAGCGCACCAACCCACACCGCGAACACTTCCTGCGCCTCGTCCACGCCATCCATCCCAGCGTAGAACGCTGCCAACAAATGGGCAGCCTCCTCCGGGTCGAACACCAACAGCATCCCCAACATGCCATCCGGCGACCACTTGGCGTGGATACCGTCATCCGTGTCAAACAAATGGGCAGTCTCCTGAAGGTCAGCGTAGATCGCCTTCTCCACGTACGCGTGTTCCTCAGTAAACGTCGCCCACGCCGCCTCCATGTCTTCCACGACTACCCCGTGACACGATCCTGAGCGTATGTCTTGACAACCGACAAGGCGGCAGCGACACCAGCCACCAACGCCGTCTTAGCCGAAGCCAAATCAGATATGATAAACACTGCCAGAAATGCTTGGGCAAACGTCCACGCCGCCCGCTCCAACATGTTGTTCACTTCTTCTTCCCCTTGTTAGACCGTCTGGAATAGTCGTGGGCGATGGCAGCGGCCTGATCCCGCTTATACCCCTCACCGATCAATGTGCCAATGTTCTTGGAAATAACGTCCTGACTCCTGCCCTTTTTGAGCGGCATCGTCAATACCTTGGACGACGCGGCTTTTTCTTCCCCGCCATCAGCCGAACAGTTCCTTACGTGCCCCAGCCCTTGACTGTCCAGCCGGAGGTCGAAACGTCTTGCCACGCTTGGCGCTGTCCACCAACACACGCCCCGCCTGCACCTTCTTCGGTGTCTTACCGTCCTTGAGCATGGCTCCTACTTCCCGAACGGGCGACCGCCGAAAGCGGCGTTGCCCAACTTAGTGCTACGCAAATACGCAGCAGCCTTCTTGGCCTTCTGCGACATGTCCCACATATTGAAAGACGACGAGGAGTCATACAACTGGTCGTCCTGCGACCCGAACGTATCCTCAAATGTGCCGTAACCTGTGCCCTTTGGCATAACCCTTCCTCACTGTAAGAACAAGGCGCCGAACGTGTTACCGTCCACCATCCCAGTCACCTTCAGAAACCCCTGCGATTTCTGAAACCCGCGTACCGCCTTCACAGTCCGACGACCAAAAATGCCGTCCACTATTCCCGCATCAAACCCCCGGTCATTCAACCTCGCCTGCACCAACCTCACCGGCAAACCCCGTGCCCGCCGACGCAGCGGAGAACTCTCCACCTGTGCACGCAAATCCTTGAAATACTGGATAATGGCACCCCAATCAACGTCGCTGGGCATCTTCACCTCAGCCATACCCCCCTCAACCCAGTTGCCCAACCAATCACCGGGACACGTCGTACTGTTCTTGCGGCGATGCGTGTCAATCCACATCCCCCGCTTGAAACGGGCCTCCGCCTCCTCGATTACTGTCTTGAACGACTCAAGAACAGCCGCATTAGGCTGTTTAGAGCCGTACCCCGTGTAACAGACCGAGATGGACTTCGCGTTCCATCCTTTAGTGGCTCCGCCACGTGCACCCCATCCTCGTCCTTCAAAGATCGTCCCCGTTTCATCCACAAGCCAGTTGTACGCTATCCCATCCCAACCCTTCGACAGATGGTGACGCTCAAAGGCGTGAACAGCCGCCGTTCCCTTCGGACCATTCTCTACCCCCGAATGGTGAACGACGACACCTCGCACCCGCCACTCACGCAGCGGTGTGAAACGCCCGTTAGAAGTAGCGGGAGGCTGAGCGCCCCACGTGTCACGGTCAACGAAGTACATACCTAAAGCCTCTCTTGTCCCGTCATCTCGTCTGACTGATCATATCCTTCCAGTCAGTTGTTCTTAGCCACATCTGTGTTGAACGACACCGACATCCCACCCAAAGTACTCATAATGGACCGCAGCAGGGACCGCTGATACTTCGGCTCGTTGGGAGCCAACCGGCGAATCACCCCCAGCGACGGAAGCATGTTCGTCACAATATAGATGTGGTGGTCACGCATCTTCCACGTACCGTCCGCCGACTGTTTGATCCATCCGATACCCTGCAACGCCTGCTTCATGCCGGGAACAACCGAAGTGATGGCTGCCGGAGCCAACTGGTAACGCCCCGTGAACGGCACCCCGCTGTAAATCTGTTTCCCCATACCCGTTTCCAACGGTGCCTTCAAAATCGGCGTCAACATCGACAACACGTTCTGTATCGTCTGCTTGGGTCCCTTGCGGAACGGATCGTACCGGGCCAAATCCTGAAACGGGAAATCTGGGGCGCTGTACACCGTCGCCCCCTTGTGCGAGAACGGCAACCTGACACCGAACGGCTCCAAGAAATAGTCCGGCACGATGTCCTCATCCTCCGTGCCCAACTCCAAACTACGCTTCGCAGCCAACAACTTGTTGTACTTGGCCGGATTGCGAGCCAACTGGTTCAACTGGTATGGCACATTCTTCCGCGTCCACGTATAGAACGGGAAGAATCGACGCATCCACGTGCGCTCAAAGTTCGTCAACTCGTCGTAGTCGAACTGGGATTTGGCGATACGGGCGATGGCATCGTCCACGCTGCCACCCCACCGCATAGTGTCCATACCCACACCCAACCGTACAATGTCCTCCACCCAACTGTTCACCGAACGGATGCTCTGATACGGGAAGAACTGTGGCGACCACGGCGCCCACGTCATCGACCACGGACTGCCCCGCCCCGTCCCCAACCGTGCCATGCCATCCTTGCGACCTATCAGCATCTCCAAGTTGCGGGCGTTACGCAACCCCAGTTCCAGTTCCACTGAACTGACCGCCTGACCGCCGCCACGCACACCAACCTCCAACAGTTCCACGTACTGCTTGAACCGGTCATCAGACTGGGCCATACGCTTCGCTGTCGTATAGAAATCGGTGCCCTCCCGGCGGGCCTGCTGCGCCACCTGCCGTGTCATATGCCACGACCGTATGATCTCCGCGGGGTTCACATCGTCCAACCACGCATTGAAGAACGCCCCGAAGATGTTACGGTTCACGAACCCCGGCGTGGCAATCATCGCCGACTTGAGATACGTCTGGAACTGATCCCACGTCTGCCACAATCCCTCAGCACCGTCCCACTTCTCCACATTATTGATCTTAGAGAATGCGTCAACTACGGCACCCACCTCGCGGGTGTAGGCACCACCCGTACTCAACGTCCACGGCCCCCACTCGTTGTGCGCCAACGCCTCCTTCAAATACTTTTGAGCGGCGTCACGTTCCGGCTTCTTCAACATGAAAATGTAGTCAGCCGACGAATCAGCGTCATACCCGCCCCTCGCACCCGGATAGGGGCCGGGAGAAACCTTCCCCCTGCCCGTAAACTCTACGTACGCCTCAGTTCCCGCCGTCAGTTGCCGCATCATCACCGCAAGTTCCTGCTCCCCCTTCACAGTTAGATCCTTCTGATCGGCTTTCACCATGAACGGTTTATCCGGCAACCCGGCCCTGACACGGGTTTCCTCCAACTTTGCCAACGAGGCTTCGATACGACTCTGCACATCGCCGTAAGCACGCGCCACCGGGACGCGTTCACGGAACAAGGCAACTTCCTGCTCCAACACATTAGCGTACGCCCCGGCTTCCAACCTGCCGATCTTCGCCAACCTGTTCAGTTGCTCCCTCTCATATTTGGATACAGTCCCTTGGGCTCCCGCTACTTTCTTCACAAGAACCTCTAGCCGGTTCAAGAATGCGCCGCGCTCCGCCTGCATCTCCTCCAAAAACTTGTACTCGCCTTGTAGTTCCGCCAACTCCTCCCCAGACACACGTGGCACACGCCGTTCCAAACCGGGGATAGCCTCACCTGTCACCCGGTTCACAATGTCTTCCATCTGGGTTCTCACACCCATTTCCTCGCCCAACCGTTCCACCTCAGCGTTGTACAACGACAGACGAGTCTTCACCTCCTCCAACTGTGGAACCCCCGTGGACTGTTCGTGTCGCAGAATACGATCCAAGTCCTTGAACTCGTCAACCAACTTCAACCACCGGTTCACCCGCGCTGATGCAGTCAACCCCTCGGCACCACCCGCACCGCGGCCCAACGCGCTGACAATGGCCTTCATCGCCTTCACAGTCTCGTCCTCGTCGGCGAACTTCTGCGATGACGCAGCGACCAGTTTGATCTGTTCCTTGACATACTCCAGTTGTGCCCGCAGATTGGTTACACCCTCATCGAACGCTTCGGTCATGCGTTGGCGTCCGCTCATCAAAGCGTCGCCCTCAAATGTGCGCTCTAACGGTTCAGGAACCGGTGGCCGGTCACCCTCCATTCGACGCACAGCGGCAGCAACCCCCTCCTCACCCTCAGACACCAACCGCTCAGCACGCGTAGCAGCACCCCTCGCCTCAGCAGCCTGACCAGTGATCCGGGTACTGCCCTCCTCGGCCACATCCTCGTCAAAGAACCGCCAACCCTGTGTACGCCGCTGCTCACGCGCGGTGCCACCCGGACGGAGTTCCCGAATAAGCGTAGCGTTACGACCCTTCTCAGCCCGCACTAAATCAATCTCCAAATGAGTGAACTCCCACTCCCGGCGCGTAACATTCACACGACGCGCCCGCAGCAGCCCATACACCGCCCCCAACTCGTCACGACCCTGCGGAATCCTGATAACCCCCCTGTCTCCCGCCGCATTCTGGGCGTACAACCGTGGACGCATCACACGTGGGTCCGTGGGACCGACAATGGTCACCGACCCCCCAGTAGACAGCGC